TCGGATCGGCTGGGCGATGCATCTGCAGTTGATGGTGTTGTCGATGCGGCCCCGCGGATCACCCGGATAGCGCAGGTTCTCCCCGCCGACATGGAACCAGGTGCCGGGCGGTCGGCGTTGACCTTCCGCCTCGGCGTGCGCATGCCGTACTTTCGAGTCGTGCATGGTGGTCCAGCGCATCACGAACGGTTCCGGCGCGTCGGCCGCTGCCTGTACGGTCGCGGCGTTGATGGTGGCGACCGCGATCCAGGTTGCTGTGGTGACGGGATCCGAGTCGGGTTCGGTGTGGCTGAGGACGCTGCGCATCGAGTAGATGAATCCGGCGGTCCGGGCCCGGCGCAGCCCGTGTTCCCCCAGATAAATCTGCAGGTAGAGCTGGGTGATCTTCTCCGCCAACTCCGGCGCCGCATCCGGGCCCTGTTCGATGAACTCCCGGACGGCGGGTAGCAGGAAGGCGATCGCGTCGTCCTGAGCGACTCGGCGACGGGCCGCGAATTCGATGGCGTCGATGGTGGCGACGGCTTCGGCTCCGAACGGGATGGTGACAGTCATGCTGACACCTGGTCGGCGAGCCGCAGCCAGTTCACTAACCGGTCCCGCCGATGCGGCGACTGCTCCTTCAACAGGGACGCGCAGTAGCCGGACAGCACCGGCACCACAATCTTCGGGTCGGCGATACCGTCCAGCACCTGCGGGGCACATGACCAGGCGTCAGCCAGGAGCTGTTCGGCGGTGCCGTTGGCTTTGACGTAGATGTGGGTTTCGTAGGCCGGCACCCCGGGCGGTTTGGTGACGCTTTGCCGCAGCCGGTTCCCGGCCCGCTCCAACGCCCGGAACACCAACGCCTCCGACGCAGCGACCAGGGCGTTCTCGGCCGGGGTGCGGGGCCGGGTCGGATGTTCCTCCAACGTCCGGTCGGGTCGTGTTTCACGTGAAACAGCTTCCGGCAGGGCGAGCGGACCCAGATCGACGCCGAGCACCCCGAGCGCCGCCTGCACCTGTTCGGGGGTGGCCGAACCGGACGCGACCTTGATCAACAGCCAGGTTTTGAACTGGTCGGAGGTCGGCGTGTCGTCGTCGTCGAAACCGTTCTCGCGGCGCAGAGCGTCGGCGGAAATCAGCCCCCGGTCGTACAGCTCGAACGCCTCTTTGGACCGGTCAGGGCGCAGCCGCAACGCCGTCGAGTCGTAGCCGACGACGGAAGTGCCATCAATCAGCGGCCGCAGATAGCCGACGGTCAAGGCGTTGACGATGACATCCAGCATCGGTTCGATGTGCAGTTTGATGGTCGACTCTTCGACCTGCCAGGCCCCCCAGTGGGAGATGGTGCCCGAACTGGTGGAGCCGGAGGCGGTGCCGGACATGCCGAGCACCTGCTCCGGCGGCAGATCCATGCCGAGCGCGAACCGGCGGATCGCTTCGTTCCGCATCCCCATGCTGGCCGAATCCAACTCGGACCAGAACGTCAGCAGCCGGGGTTTGTCGATGGTGTCATCAGGCGCGGTGATCACGATCGGCACCACCGCCGACGGGCTCGACGGATCCTCGATGGGCGTCATCATGGCGTCGGCCAGGGTGGCCATGAAGGCGTCGGCGTCGTTGGCCGGCTGGGCCGGGACGGTGCCGTCGACGGTGACCTGTTCCGGCGGCGGCGGGAACGTCATGCCCTGCGGCATGATCAGAATGCCGGAGCCGGCGAGCCGGGAGGTAATCTGCGCGAAAACGTGCCGGGTCAACCATTCGATCTCGGACAGGATCGGCAGCAGGGCCCGGAACGGGCTGTCGGCTTCGATCCGGTGCGCCGGTGACGGAAGCCAGATCCGGATCACCACATCGTCTTCGGTGAGCGGCACGATCGGAATGCCGTTGCCGTAGTTGATCTGCCAGGCGGTGCCGGCGACCTGCATCTCCAGACAGGAGATGATTTCCCAGGTGTCGACATTCTCAACCTGACGGCCGACCAGGTACGCCTCGCCGGCGATGGTGAGGTGGGTGCCGAGCGAGTCCAGCATCTGGGTCTGCCCGTCGCGGCCGTTGAACAGCGCATCGAGGGCGGCAGCGGCCGGGCCGTTGTCGGTCTGCCGCGGCACCCCGTCGACGATTTCGGCGGCGTGCAGGGAGGCACGCGACACCGAGTGGCCGAAGAATTTGGCGGCGAATCGGGCTTCACCGCAGATGCCGTAATGCCGGTACGTCTCGGCTTGCCAGTCTTGTTGGGGCTGGTAGATCCGGGCCGCTTTCCCCGGGTAGCGGGTGGCTGAGGCCACCATCGAGGAGGTGGGAATGACGACTGCTTCCGGCTCCGGCCTGCGTCGTGGCATGGATGTCTTTCCAGTGGGGGGCTACCCCGGAGTTTCGCACACCCTGTTCAACTCGGCCAGCATGCTCAGTCCGCGCCGTCGGATGGCTGATCGTAAGAGAGCAGAATCGCCGCCCCGTAGGAAACCGGCCCGAACCAGATATTCGGCAGCCACCACCACCAGGCCAGGTCAGACAGCAGCGCCCAGGCCACCATCACCGCGGACAGATACGGGGCCAGGCAGAAGCCGCATTCGCCCAGTTTCCGCCACGGACTGTCGCCGACGGCAGTGAAGAATTTGAGCCGCAGCCACTCCACCGGCGGAAAATCATCGAAGACCAGCAGTCGCGCCATTCGGGCCACCGACACGGTGCCGACAACGACGGCCAACAGCCACACCCACCACGGATGGCCCCAGACGATCAAGAGACAGCCCGCAGATGGTTGCGGCGTAGCAGCTTGTTGGGGCTGGAGATGGCGGCCGGCTCCAACCGTTTCAGCAGATCGGTGGCGCCGTGCACCAGGGCATCCAACCGGTTCGGCGACGGGCCCTGACCGGGCACCCAGGACGTCAGTTCACCCTCCACCTCAGCCAATTCGCCGGGTTTGCCGACGTGGGAGACCAGGTGCCGTTCGTAGCGGGCGACGATCGGTTCGGCCCGGATCGCTTTGCCGCGGCGGGAGTCGACCAGGATCACCCGGGCCCCACCGTAGCCGGAGGTTTCCAGAGTGTGTTTGACCATGTCGCCGCCGTAGTTCTTCTCGGCCACGATGGCGTCGGCGGCGTACTGCTCGTACAGACTGTTTGCCTTCTCCGCCCAGCCCCGCGGGGAGTAACGGCCGGTGGCGTCGTGCAGCACATACAGATGTTTGTCGTAGCCGATGCCGGACACGATCAGCCCGGTCTCGTCGGCGGTGGCCAGTTTCGACCCGGCCGGGTCGACGCCAACCACGATCCGCACCAACGGCGGGGCTTCGTCGACCCAACTGAACATGTCCCAGGTCCACAGCGCACCTTCGACGTCGTCCAGAATCTCGCCGTGCAACTCTTGCCGGCCCAGCCGGGTGCCCTCGAACCGGTCCAGCACCGTGACTTTGAAGGCGTCGGCCAGGTTGTCGATGTTGGCGTAGGTGGAGACCCGTCGGGTGATGGTCAGCGGGTCCTTGACGAGACTCTTCATCCACTTCGTCGGCTTCGGGGTGGTGGTGGCGACCACTTTCGGCCATTTGCCGAGTCGTAGTCCCAGCAGCATGTTCGACCACACCTCGTCGATGAGCGGAAAGTGGGCCGGTTCGTCGGTCCACACGAAGCCGGCTTCGGGGCCGCGCAACCGGTCGGGTTCCTCGGCGGAGAAGCCTTGCGCGATGGCCCCGTTGGGCCAGGTGAGCCGTTTCTTGCTGGGCTCCCACAGCGGCCGTTTGCCGGGCGGGGAGGTGGCGAGGATGCCGGACACGCCTTCGACCATCGTTTCGCGCAGGTCGGGTCCGGTGGCGGCAATCAGAAACAGCCGCGGCACCCGTTCGGTGATCCGGTGGGTGATCTCGCTGCCGGTGCGGGACTTGCCGGCGCCACGACCGCCGGAGAAGCACAGTGTCAGCCACTTCTGGGAGTCCATCGGCGGCGGTTTCTGGTCGACCCGGGCGTGCGGCCAGTCCCAGCCGCCGTCGGTGTGTGGCCGGCCGTCGCAGGTGGGGATTTTGCAGAAGAACGGATGCCAGTCGGCGACCTCGAAGCCGGACAGCATGGCCATCGCCTTCTGCTGATATTCACTTTTCCAACCCCGAAACATCTGTAGCAGTTCAGGATCAACGGTCGGAGGCGAGTGCTGATCTCTTGTGCCCATATCGCCCACCCCCTTCCGGTTGGCCGGTCTCACCGTAGCGGGACTTGCGTTGCGCCTCGATGGCGCAGACCCGGCAGCGGTAGCCGCCGCCATCTCGTTTCCTCTGATTAGCGGGGTTGGTCATGTCGTGCCCGTTGGCGCAGGTGGTCCGCAGGTCGTTGTAGCAGTGCAGCCCCCGCCGAACGTTGACGATGTGCGCGACTGGTTCCAGGTGGTCGGGATTGACGCAGTTGGGGGTCCGACACAGGTGGTCAAGATCCAACCCTGGAGGGATCGGTCCAACCATCCATTCCCAGACCCAGCGGTGTGCCATCGTCCGCCTTTTGTTGATCGACGGCTGACCGTATCCGTGTGAGTCTGTCGAGCCAGTCCATAGCCAGTGATCCGGAGTGACGAGAACGTACTTGTCGAAACGCTCATCATCGGTCAGTGTCCGCGGCACTCTTTCACTGTATCAGGCTTCCACTGTCTGGCAGGTGAGCTGATGCCGTCTGGCGCACTTGCCGCACCACAGGGTTCCGTGAACCTTCCAGGCGTACGTGCCAAGAGTGAGGGCCATTCCGCAGCCGCCTGAGCAGGTTTGGGTCCACCGAACCTTCTGCACGTTTCCAGTATAGGAAATCTGGGCATCGTTTACCGCACTTCCTCGTCCGTGCCGCCCATGCCGTACCGACCGACCACCATCCGGGTGTGTTCGGCGTTGCGCACACCATCCCTCGGCTTCACCCCGGGGATGCTGGTGGTCCGGCCGGACGGGTCGAACAGATAGTTGGACATGGTGCGTCGCCGCGGCAGTTGGGCCAGCAGCTCGTCCAGATCAAGATCGAGGTCTTTGGCCAGCTTCTCGCAGAGCGCGATCTGGCAGTAGGCGGTGTTGGACAAGATGCCGGTGGCCTGGCACGCCTGATAGATCGTGTACGGCATCCACGCGGCGGTGGTGAACTGGATCTAACTCTTGGCCCGGAATTCTCCGTACTCCGGGCCGAGCCTGAATGGGCTCATATGGGATCACCTCCCTCCAGGTGTCCAGTCGTGAACACCCTGGTAGCATCACTTCCGTGATGGATCTCCTGGATCGGATCTTTCCTCGGCTGGAATGGCAGGGCGACTGCCTGATCTGGACCGGGCCGGTACAGAACAAGGGCTACGGGTACATCAGCCGTCGCGAACGAGGTACCCGCCTGGTTCACCGTATCGTCGCTGAGCAGCATGGCCTCGTCGACGACAACACGATCACACTCCACTCTTGCGACACGCCCATGTGCTGCAACCCCGAGCACCTGAGCGGCGGCACCCAGGCCAAGAACATTGCGGAGTGCATTGAGCGTGGCCGGTTCGTCTACAAGGCTCCGCTCACGGTCTGCAAGCGTGGTCACGAGTTCACCCCGGAGAACACCCGGATCACCGGCAGCAAGAAGATCCGCCAGTGCAAGGAGTGCGCCCGGATACGCCGCCGCAAGTACGCGGCCCTGAACTCGCCGTACTCCGGGCCGAGGCGAAACGGGCTCACTTCTTAGTTGACCTAACGTTCACGACGCCTCGATCTCCCGCACGTCGAAGATGTCCGGCTCGTCCACATCCGGCACCAAGGTGGCGGTCATCCGCAGCACCCAGTCCTCCAGATCCGACTGGCTGGGACTGTGCACCACCACTTCGGCGGGGGCGTTCAGCCCGTACAGCTTGGCGTAGTCAGCGATCAGCTCCCGGGATTTGGTGACCGCGGCCAACTGTTCCGGATCGGACGGATTCAACGCCTTGCCCCAGATGGCCCGCAGCAGCCGTTCCAGTCGGGCGCCGGCGACGACCCGCATCTTGTCCCGATCGTCGTCGGTGTTGAGTTGCCGGACCAGGGCCTTCTCCACCGCCAGCATCGCCTGCCGCGGTGTCGGGTAGCCGACCGCTTGGGCGATGTCGCCCCAGGCCGCCCCGGACAGTCGCAGGCTGAGCGCCGCGTCGGCTTTCCGGGCCCGCTGGGCGGAGGCTTCAACACTGGCACCGGGATGGTTCGGGTTGACCTCGGACACCCCGGTGGGGTGGGTCGAGTCCTGCCTGGTGACCATGCCACCTCCTGGAAGGAGGATACGACTACATACTCCTGTCGGCTACCCGCTGTTACGGTGAGCCTGCTGAACGGCCACCCCACGAGGGCGGGGCCATGACGGTGTGAACCCGATAGAGGTGCCAGTTGGCCAGGTGTAATTGCGGTAACCAGGTGTGCAGTTGCGCCGTCCAGGCCAAGCCTGGCGGCGGCATCGCGGTCACCGGCACCGGCTCCGGGGCCAGCCCGTATCTGATCGGCATTGATCCGGTCGTCGCCGCGGAGGCCACGAACACGGTCAAGGTGATTCCGCAGACCTGGAACACCGCGCAACGGCTGCAGGCCCGCACCAACATCAGTGCTGTCGGCAAGGACGACCTGGTCTACGACGTCCGTGATCATGGTGCGGTCGGCAACGGCACTACCGACGACACGGCCGCCATCAACACCGCCGCAGCGGCTGCGGCTGCCGCGGGGGCCCGGCTATTCGCAACGGGCACCTACAAGATTTCTTCGACGGTGACGTTGCGCTGCGACGCCGACCTGTCTCAGGCGACGTTCAACTATTCCGGCACTGGGGTGGCCGTTACGGTCGGCGGCTCAGGTTCCTACTCGATCCGCAAGGACGTCCGGCTTCCGAAGATCATCAACGTCGCCAAGACGGCCAATGGTTGGGCACAGACGAACGTGGCCGGGACGACGGGCCTGGTCGTGCAGAACTGCTACAACGTGGATGTCACCGTCCCCCATGTGCAGGGCTTCGAGACCGGCATGAAGCTCTACGGCACAACGAGCAACGGGGTGTCCTACTGCAACGTCACCCTGGGCCACCTCGACAACAACAAACGCAACCTGTGGTTCACGTCCGACGCCACCGGCTGGACGAACCAGAACAACTTCTACGGCGGCCGGCTGTCCCACAACTCCAACGAGGGCACCGTGGTGGCCGGAACCCGGCACATCCTGATGGACACCACGGCGTCGAAGGTCAACAACAACAACTTCTGGGGTACCTCGATCGAGTCGCCCAACACCGTCGAGTTCCATCTCGACTGCGGCGGCAACGACAACTACTGGTGGGGCTGTCGGTGGGAGAACACCGGCACCGGGGCGCGGGTCAACTGGCAGGCCAACTCGATCGGTAACGTCATCGCGCACGGCTTCACCTCGCACACCATCGTGGAGACGAGGGGTGCCAACACCTCGAACCATCTGCTGACCCGTGGCCGATCCCGGATGGTCGGTGACGGCGCAGCGCTCGGCATGGCTGTCCTTGCTCTGGAGAACAGCTTCAGTTCATCGTCTGCCGCCCTCCGAGTGATGGAGGCTGGCGCCGAATCGGCCGGAACTAACCAGACAACAGGGTGGGCGGTGGAGTTGTCGGCGCAGAAGATGCGCGGAAAACGAGCCGGCGACGCTAACGACCGTCTGATTGTGGACTGTGTCAACGGTCGGATTTATGTTGGAGATGCGACCGCAGCACCGACGGCGTTTTGGTTCGGTCAGCCCACATCGATGCTTCTCTCGGCGAGCACCAGCCTGTACTTCGCGACGGACAACGTAGCCGACATAGGTTCCACTGTTTCCCTTCGGCCCCGGCATGTGCGGGCGGGCACCAGTGTCGTCGCGGGCAGTTTTGTGCAGACGGGCGCGGCCGTCACCGGCTCCCGCCCGTCTGCGGCAACCGCCGGGGTGGGTGCGATGTTCTACGACACCACCTTGTCCAAGCCGATCTGGTCCAACGGCACCGTGTGGAAAGACTCAGCAGGGACGACAGTCTGATGGTGCGCTGCGGATGTTCGGATGCGTGTTCCTGCCTGATCGTGGCCGGGACCGGGGTGTTCGTCGACGGCATCGGCACCGTGGAGCGGCCGTACGAGATCTCGTCGGAGTCGGCGGAACTGAACACCCGGCTGGAGTTCGACGACGACGGCAACGTCGACTTCGACACCTCCGGTGACGGCACCCCCGAATCGCCTTTGCACGTGTCCGGCAACGTCGACATCAAGTTGACCGAACTGGCCGATGTGAACGATCCGTCGGGGATGCCGATCGACGGCGAAGTGCCCACCTGGGTCGGGTCGCATTGGGAGTTCCGCACCCCGGCCGGTGGCGGTGGTGGGGGTGGGAGCCTCCCGGTGGGCGGCCTACCGGATCAGGTGTTGACGAAACTGACGTCTGCGGACGGGGACGCGGCCTGGCGGCCGGGGTTGCCGGCGGGTGGTACCACCGGGCAGGTGCTGGCGAAGGCGTCGTCGACCGACAAAGACACCGCATGGGTGAATGCCGCCACCGGCGGGGGTAGCAGCTCATCCCCGTCCGCCTGGGGTTCGTGGTATCTGGCTGCGAACCAGACGATACCCAACGCCGTGGTCACCATCGTGACGGCCACCACTGCGCTCGGCACCCCGGTCGGGCTGACCATGAGTGCGGGCGGGCAGGTCACCATCGAGAGCCCAGGGCTGTATGTGCTCAGTGTCCGGGCCGCGTTCGTCGGCAACGCCACCGGGAACCGCTACATCTACCTCTATGTCAACGGGGCCTACCTGCAGCGGATCGAGAACGCTGGATACGCCGCCGGCAACCAGACCCTCGGCGGCACGATGGTGACCTCCCTGGCTGCCGGTGACGTGGTCGATATGCGGGTCTACCAGACCAGCGGGGCCAGTCTGGATGTGGTGCTCGGTAACAAGGGCACGGCGTTCTCGCTGTCGAAGGTGGACCCGCTGCACAAGTTCGGGGATCCGTCGGTCAGCGCCGCCTACTACCGAGCCGCAGCCCTCACCCTGCCTTCTGGTGCTACCACCACCGTGATCTGGGACACCGCCGAGAACGCCGCCGACGGAATCAGCTACGCCTCCGGCACCGGGATCTTCACAGTGACCAGCCCCGGCTGGTACCACATTTCCAGCTCGGTTCGGATAACTCCCAACGCGGTGGTGGCCAACACCAACGCTCAGCTTCGGCTCGCGGTGAACGGGAATCTGTGGGACTACACACAGATACCCATCGACACCTTCACCACTTCCGCCTCGATCTGGCTCGATCGGCAGATCAAACTGGCGGCGGGTGACACCTTGTCGTTCTCGATCATCCCGAACGCTGCGTGCACCTTGGCCGTGTCGACCTACCACCACAACTCGGTGCAGATCACTCGGATCGACGGTGGTCCGGCGCTGGCCTCATCGGGTGGGTTGACCGGGATCGGCTCGGTCGCGGACCCTCTGAAGCTGTACGACTCAGGCTGGGTGGTGGGTGGTAGCGGCACCAGTGTGGTCGTGGCCGACCCAACGAACTTCACCTTGACAACCTCGTGGGCGCGCCGGGTCGGTTCGACGGTGTACCTGTATTTCTACGGAGCTTTGAAGGTGGCCTCATCGTCGCCGGGCACCACAGGGGACATCAGCAACCTCCGTATCGCCACCGCCGCGGCACAGTTCGCCCCGTCCGGGGTGATACTCGCCCAGGTGCTGTCGTCGGGCAACGTGGGCCGGGTGGCGAACGGCTACATCGCTTCCAGTGACGGCGGGATCTCCATCGGCTCTGTCAGTGGCTCCGCCGCTCTGCCCATCGGTGACACCATTTCCCTCGGCGGCTCCTACCTGATCGACTAAGGACTGACATGGCTTACTCCGACATCGCGCTGCTCGCCAGTGACGTGGACTTCTATGCCCGGACGGCGGCCTGCTACGCGACGGAAACCCTGGACACCGACCATGTGTTGCCGAACCAGTGGGCGCAGGAGCATGCGTGGGACATGGCCGCCCAGCCGGGGTTCGGCGATGCCTACGCGTACGCGGTGAACACGGATGTGGAGCGGCCCGGGAATGACCCGGCGGTGATCACGGATGCGCAAATTTTGGCGGCGGTGCAGAGCCTCATCGCGCCACCCCCTGAAGTAGGGCCGTGAGCCGGTCGGTGTCGGTGTCGCCGGGCAACTCGAACCAGGCCCACATGTCGTCTCCGGTGAGGTAGACGGTGACGGTGTGCCCGGCCTCGATCGGGGTGGGTTCCAGGTAGTCGGGTGGGGTGTCGTAGCCGGTGCCGATCAGCGCCAGGTCGGTGGCCATCAGGGCGTCCAGCAGTGGTGACAGGAGACCGTGGTCGATGACGGCGAGCCGGGCCAACTGGTTGTCGCCGAGCAGGATCCGCAGGGCAGATTCGTCGTCGACGTCGAGCCACACGACCGGGATTTTTAGGGCGCCTAAGGACAGGCAGGCACTGTAGGTGGTGTTACCGGCAAGGATGCGGCCGGTGGAGCGTTGGGCCATGACGGGCCGGTACATGCCGGAGATTTCGATGGAGATGGCGATGGCCTGCTCGTCACCGGAGTTGGGGTTGGCCGGGTGCGGGCTGAGCAGGGTGATGTCGTCGAGCAGCGGGGCCAGGGATGGGTGGTAGGCGACGTCACCGGAGGTGATCATCGCCTGCCGCAGTTTTTGCAGGGGGTGGACCGTTTCGCCGGCGCCCGTTTGGCGCTGGATCGTTTCGGCTTGGCCGGTTTGAACGGCCAGGCGTCGAAGATGGCATCCTCCCGGGCCTGTTTTTGTTGGGCCACCTTCTTCGCCGCGGCCGCGTTGGCTTTGGCGAGGGCGGCCTCTCTCAATTGGAGGGCGCGGGCGCTGCAGCAGGCCATCTTATTTCACTCCTCCACACATTTTGCAGCCTTTAGCGGGCTTATTGGGGGCTTTTTTGCCGTTGGCTTTCTTGGCTACCGCCTTTTTGCCTTCATGGGCTCTGACAGCTTCGTCGGCAGCCTTTTTCGCTTTCGCAAAGTTGACTTTTTTGAGTTTGATGCTGCGTTTGGAGCAGCACGGCGCTTTTTTGACTGAGGTGAGTGCCATTAGTGACCTAATCCGCCTTCAACTTGGTTTTGGCAGCGTTCGCAGAGGTCTTTTTCGACATTGCCGGTGGTGATGGTGGGGATTTGGTCTCCGCAGAGTGCGCAGGGCCCGGTTTGGGTGTGGGTGCCGAAGGTCATGCAGGTGTGTTCGTCGGGGAAGAGTTGGATCATGACGACTTGGTGGTTTTGCCAGGTGATGCGCCAGGTGCCTTCGCCGGTGATGGTTTCGGTGGGTGTGCTCATGTGGGCCATCCTGCCGGTGCGGTGGCTCTGCGGGCTGGATGTACGCCTTCGGCGTGGCCGCAGGTGCACATCTGGGTACCGCTCATTCCTCTGGTGGGGCTGGATTTGTAGCCTGGGCATTTGCAGGCCCGACACGCCGTCTCACTAGGGGGTTCACTCATCAGTGTGCTCCTATCGGTTTGCCGCAGACGCAGCGCATATCGGACTTGCCGGCCTTGAACGGGTGCCCTTGACGGTAGTAGCTCTGGGCAGGTTCGGGTTCGGCGGCTCTGGTCGCTTTGGGGAGGGCGAGGATGGTTTCGGCGTTGGGTTGGAAGTGTCGTTCCACGAGATCACGGAGCCATCGGTCTCGGGGGATGAGGCCGCGGGCGTCATCGACCTTTTCGAGCAGTGCCTCGGGGAGTCGGAGGTTGATCTGCTTCATGGAGTACATGTTACCAAATGGTAGCAGCTGTTACCAAATGGTAGCAGCTGTTACCACACTTGTAAGACACTGCTGACCCCATCTGTACCCACCCTGGAAGCGGGCTTCCCGCGGCCGTCGGGGGATTC